AAGAAGTCTGTGAACTTAAATATCCATGGCAATTATTTTGAGACCGACCAAACCAGAACGCGTTTGATGGACATGATTCGCGAGTCGGGCGATTTTACCGACTTTAATATTAGCAAGATCGGGAGCCAATAAATGGCGTTACAGTCGAAAAGCTTATTTCTATATAGTCTAACGGTCGATGCAAGCAATCAGAATCTACCATTCAAGGCCGCCCTTCTTGGCCCTCAACTAAATGCCGTTCTGGCCGCTGGCTTTTATTCTCTCACTGATTTAGCCATTCAAATTGAGGGCGCAATGAACGCCGCCGATCCGTCCAACACCTATACCGTTGCAATAGATAGAACGGTAATGAGTGGGACCGAGAACCGCATTACGATTTCAACCAATGGCACGTTTTTATCATTGTTGTTTGCCACCGGCACTACGGCAGCCTCGTCGTGCAGGGATTTAATATCGTTTGGTATATTTGATTACACTGGGTTTTTGACCTACACAAACGGTGCGACATCTGGGGTCGCACTGCTGACCGAGTGGTTTGGCAATAACTACCAGCCACCAGAGGTGTTTGTTAAAAACTTTGGCACCGTGAACGTCTCAACAAATGGCACTAAAGAGGCCATCACTTGGACGGTACAACGGTTTATTGGAGTCGAATATAAGTATGAGCCCCAAGCTAAGGTCCTGACCGAGTGGCGGGATTTTATTTCGTGGATCATTCAGCAAAAGCCTTTTGATTACACGCCAGAGATTTCATTGCCCAACGTCGTTCACGATGTCACGCTTGAAAAATCTAGTGATGATGGCAAAGGTTTAGGTTTTAACATGAAAGAAATGATTCCACAGTTCCCCTTTCAATATACTACAGGGGCCATGACTTTTAGAATTATAGGGGAGGGATAACACTTTGGGAGTTTCAGACGGCTCACCAGTAAACGCGGCCAACACGAATGCAGCATTCTTAGATGCTGATTCCGATGATACGGCCCTCGGTAAAATATCCCTAAACAATATTGCAGATCCGACAAATTCAGGGCCAACGATAAGTAATATCCAAAGGGAGTTTAACTCGGTTTCTACTTGGCTTGGCAAACCAACTAATATTTCGCGCACCATTACACCGACATGGACCAACAACGACATTGGTTTATCTACTGATTCAGTTACGATGAGAGCTGACAACCTAACCGCTGCATTCAATAGTGTAACGGGACATATGCACGACGGTTCGACTGGCAGTGGCGGCCCCCTAACTGGTGCATCTATTGCCGGTGTTCCTTTTATTGGCTTCTTTGTTCAGGGTATAAATCTCACAGGGGTAACGGGCACAACTTGGGATGTCTCAACTGAATTGACCGGCAAAGTACCATCAGCATCATTATTGATTTTGGGTGTTGTCGTAAATGCTCCTTACAATAAAGTTATTCTAAGAGATGTGAATGGTGATGAGTTTGTAGATGGATTTGGCAATGTCGTTTATGGTCGGGTTACAGAATCAGTTGGTGTTTGGACATTAAGCTTTTATGTTTTAATTGCTACTGTTGAGACGGTCTATAGTTTTGGTATAGCAACGGCAATTGATTGGTACTACCAAGAACTTTACGATTTATTGTTTGCAACACCAGTCTATTCTCCCTTAGCCTCTACGCCCTCGGACAATACTACAGCCGATGTAATTGATGCCACTACGGCCAATAAGGGCAAAGTGCTATTGTCGTCCACCTCGGTAACGAGTGTTGGATCGGCAAGTAGCGAGGGCACCGCCAATGCGACGGTAGCCAATGCCAATCACGTTCACCAGGGTATTCATGCGGTTCAAGAGTTTACCGAGGCCGTCGATGTCTATGGCGACATTGTTTTAAAAGCCGGTCTAGGTGTAACGATAGCCCGTACTGGTAACACGTTTTTGTTTACAGCAACTGGTGGAGGCTCGCCAACGGTCGAGTATCGCACGCTTACTGGTGGAGAAGCCGCTGCCGAAATGCTAACGCTAACCGGCACGCCGGCGACTGCAAGTTCGACACTTTTAGATCCAACGAGCGGTACGGCACAAATATATTCCGTTGATTACACTGTAAGTGGTTCTACGCTTAGTTGGGTTGGTCTAGGTTTGTCTGGCATTTTAGCAACGGGGGATGTTCTCCGAATAGTTTACTGGCAATAATTGCCAAAATAACAACCACAAAAAGGGGTGTCTATGTCTCAATTAATTACCAAGTTTATAACCGATAATGCGGTAAATGATTTAAAGTTTCGAGCCAGAAACAATCAGCCAATCAACGCAAGAAATGCTGCAGACTCTGCTGACGTTCCTATGCTTAAAGTCAACGCGAGTGATGCCATAGTTGTAATGGGAACACTTGACCCTAACGTGGATGCGTCTCAACAGCTTGGATCTTCTGGCAAGCAGTTTAGCAATATATATGGTCAGGCATTAACGTCAGACAATGGCCTTCAGGTTCGAGCCACTTCTGGAATATTAGATTTAAAGGCCAGCGCCTCTGTTGATGTTAGCGATCCCTCTAATACCATTGCGTTACCACTTAAGTTTTTCAATGCGGCTGGCACGTTCAGCATGGCATTAAGAGCAGCGGCTTTATCAGCCAACTATACTTTAACTTTACCAGTAGATGATGGAACCTCTGGTCAGGTATTGAGAACCGATGGTTCGGGCGTTTTGTCTTGGATAACTCCTGCGGCTGGATCAATCGGACGAGAGACTTTCACTTTAAGTGCTGGTCAGATCACTGCTCAGGCCGTAACCCTTGCTCAAACGCCATTGGCAAACTCTGTCTTTTTTGTGGTCAAAGGTGGAGTGCCTTTGCTTGAAGGTGCATCGCATGACTTCTCTGTTTCTGGCACCAGTGTTAACTTTTTAAATGACATCGCAACGGGTGGACCTAGTGCTTTGGTTGCCGGCGACATCGTTCAAGTTTCCTACGAATACTAAATAAGGGAGATTAAAAAATGACTCGGTTGAAGGATAAGTTTCTGGACCCAAATCAAGATGCAACCAAGATTGGTGACGGAAGTGTTACTACCTCCGAGTTTCAATTTATTAATACCTTATCAAGTGATGCACAAACACAATTAAACGGTAAGGCGGGCACTACGCTCGCCAATTTAGGAACTACTGCAGTCAACTCAAACCTAACTCATGGAACTGCTGGAACGGCTTGGGTAGTAAGCACAGCTAACAATGGTGCCGGTAACTCTGGTGGATTAACTATCCAAACCGGAACAGCCACTGGCACTAGGGGCAACGTAACTTTAGGGGCGCAAGCTATTGTTTTAAACGCCTCTGACATGAGGCCGGTGTCGACTAATGCCGTTAGCATTGGAGTTGGCGCAGCATTTTTTAGAGATATGTCTATCAAAGAGATTTACACTTATACAGCAGCTGGTGGCGATGCCACATGGATTAGAGGCATAACTGGGACTTCTCCATCGGGAGCGACCATTGACGGCTATATTCAAAAGGCGACAAACTCCACCACTCCACTTGCTATTTTTTCACCAGATAAAGCTGGCACTAGTGCTACAACAAACATATTAATTGAGACTGGGAACTCCACAGCTGGAGCCTTCAACAGTGGCGACATAAAATTAACCATTGGAACTAGCTCTGGTGGCTCTCAAGGTAACATTAAGTTTTTAAAGTCTGGTGTTGCCTCAGTGTCAGGTCAAGTTTGGACTGCAAGCTCAACTGATGGAACTGGCTACTGGGCAACTTCATCAGGTGCCAACACGACTCTATCAAACCTTGGCACCACGGCGATGAATGCGGATCTTATATTTAATAAGGCCAATGCAATACTTAAAACTCCAAATACTGCAACCGGCACGGAGAATCTGTCTATCAGAACAGGTGATTCATCTGCTGTTGCGGCCTCTGGTAATTTAGTTGTTCAATCGGGAACCGGATTTGCCTCTGGTAGCGTCACATTAAAGTCAGGTGACATCACTGGCAATACTAATACGAGTGGTGCATTGGTTATTGGATCGGGTGACTCATCCCTTGGTGCATCAGGGGATATAACAATTAGCACTGGTGATCCTGATGTTACGGGTTATCCATCTGGTGCTCTCAATTTATTAACTGCTGATGGTGGTCAAGGTGGTGTAATAACCATCCAAGCTGGACAAAGTGCATTAGCCGCAACTGATGGCCCAGCCATTAACATTATTGCAGGACCTGCAGCATCTAATGCAAATGGTGGGAACATAAGTTTGCAAGCAGGAACTGGGCAGGGAACTGGACACGATGGAGATTTATTAGTTACTGGTCGACGTCTCATTCTGCCCAATACAGTTACTGGCACTGGAACTACGGGTAATCAGACAATTGATAAAATGTCTGGGACTGTTAACTTCGCAGCAGCTGCAACTGCATTAACAGTAACTAACGATAGAGTTACTGCTGACAGTCTGGTTTTTGCAACAGTTAGAACTAACGATGCGACGGCTTATATATTGAATGTTGAAGTTTCAACAGGCCAGTTTGTTATCAACCTTGGTGCAGCGGCCACAGCTGAGACATCGGTTGGATTCCTGGTTGTTAACGAATAGAAGGTGAATAATTAATGAGTCTTAGTCAGCCGCCATTTCTTTATCAAGTTTACAACGACCAAAATGTCAAAAAATTGGCAGTGGTATTTGAAATCCCAGGTCTCGACTATTTAACATCAACCACAATTGGGCGACAATTAATGTATGGCGACCCTTATGTTTATGGCGACCCTCAACTTATCTATGGTGGTCTTGTACCTCTTGGTTTGGTACCCGGCGAAACAGGACAAAAAGTTTTACTATCGCTGGACGGTGGCAGTCTTACTATTTCTCAGCGTCTTGAGCCTGAGCAAGGGCGTGCAGCAATTTCTACTCTCGCTGCTACGTTTATAGATAAAGATCAATACATGACGATGGCAATCTCTCCGGGCATTTTAATCCCTGAGATTTTGGGCCAGCCTGTAAAGGTTTGGCTTGGTTATGCGCAAACCTCTTTTCCGAATGATTTTTATGTTGTTTGGCAGGGGGTTATCAGTCAGGTCAATCCCGACATCGGGCGCGTGACGATTCAGTTTAGCGATGCCAATATTTTAAAACGTCAGCAGATTTTCTTTCAAGGTCAGACCAAGCTTTCAAGTTCCATTTTAGCCGGCGACACGACAATCCCGGTCATTTCCAACTCTGATTTTCACAAGAAAATACTGGGTCCCGATGGGGTGACCTACGACGATGGGGTCAAGTTATACTTGAAAATCGAAGACGAGTATATCGAATATCAACAAATTGGTTCAGAGGCCACTGGATTTGGAGTCAACCAATTTTTAGGTGTCTTGAGGGGCCAACGGTTAACCACGGCGGTAGCTCACCCGGCGGCGGCTGACGTTGAGGTTTGGTTTGAGTTGTCGGGCTTGGCTGTATTTATGGCTTTAAAGCTTCAGTTGTCGGGATGGAATGGGCCATACATTTCAAATTACTCTCCAACGGCTCTCGTTATAACGGGCGATCCTATAACCCCAATTATTTTAAACGCCATCGTGTTGCCATTAAACGTCGACGGCATTCGTGATTTAGGTTTAACCGTTGGCGACTACATAACTGTTTCTGGTGCCACCAATTTGTCAAACGATGGTTTGTGGCGCGTAATTGGTTTTCAAGATTCATCTGATGGGCAAACCAACAAATACGTTTTGATGAACACCAATTTTATAGCCGAGGGTCCAACGCCGGCGTTAATTAATTTAAGATCGCAGTTTGACACTTATCCAATAACATTTGGCTCAAAATTACCGGCCTTTATGGTCGATGTTTCTGGTCATTTGTTTTATGCAAACTCCTATTTAAATTCATTAACCAACTCCTATAGATTCTTTCTAAGCAGTCCAGAGTCGGGCAAAAGCTTCATTGAAACGGAGATAATGCTGCCACTCGGGGCGTATTGCCTCACGCGCCAAGGCCGATTGTCGATGGGTTTAACAAAGCCCCCAATTGCTGACGACAGGACATCAGAGCTAAACGCCTCGAATATCCTTGAGCCGCAGACCATTAAACAACAGCGCGGGCTCAATAATCGAAAATACTTTAACGAGATTGATTGGTACTACGACTATCCCGATTCGGGCGATCCGGTTTCAAATCAAAAAGATATTGATACGGCCTCATTGACTCAGATTGGTTTGTCGTCGGTGTTGCCAATTAAATCAAGGGGCTCGCGAACGGATCTAGGGTTTAATACGATCGTGACGGATCGAACTAGATTTTTGTTACTTCGATACGCTAAGGGCGCGGTTTTGTTAGATGTTAAAACTAACTTTGGCACTGGCAATTTAATTGAGGCTGGCGACATTGTTATTTTAAGAGACCAAGGGGAGCTACAAATCCCAAACATGGCGACGGGTCGCAGGGACTATGGCATCCAGCTTTTAGAGGTAATTAACCGCTCAATTGATTTAAAGTCCGGCATGGTGATGTTGCAATTGCAGGGAGGCGTTCAGTCATTAATTGATGACAGATATGCCACCATTTCGCCATCTTCTGATTTAACAGCAGCCTCGACCGCCTCGACCATTGTTATAACTGAAAGCTATGGTGAAGTTTACCCAAGCCAAGAGTACTTGAAGTGGGATCAGTACATTGGTTTACAAGTCATAGTTCATTCTCCCGACTACACCACCCGTTACGAGGAGACTACGTTTACGGGATTTGATCCCTCAGACCATCACATTATGTTTTTAAGCCCAGCCTTGTCGTTTACTCCTCTGGCGGGTGATGTTTTAGAAATAGCTCCATATCCGACGAGCACTGACCATTTAGTAGCGGCGGCCTATAAATTGATTCATTGCTTTTTGGACCCATCGGTTAGTGTCACGAGTGGAGTTTCAGTTACGTCGTTTAACGTCGCCCTCATTGACGCACCTAAGTTTATAGTTGGCATGACGGTGATCATTCACAATACTGATTACTCGATATTGAGCCCCGAGGTGACGGTGTTTAGTGTTGCGGGGACTTTGATTACAGTCGATGCTAGTTTAGGGTTTACGCCAGCGGCGGCCCAACAAGCAGAGTTTTTAGGGTTTGCAGACTTTAATTTAACCAATGCTTCGGGCGGCCCTTATCGGTTTGTTTAGTAAATAGGAGTTTTAAATGTCAGATATTCCAAGCTTATCGGCCCCAGTGCAAATCGAATCGGCGCGATTTAGATCACCCGTCAGCGAAAGTTTAATTCAGACAATTGGTGGATCAATAAATTATTTGTTACTTCAGGGTTTTACCACTGAGGAGTTTACAACCGTTGGTTCAACGCCATGGATAGTTCCAGAAAATGTTTTTCATGTTTTAGTCGGGGCTTGTGGCGGTGGTGGTGGCGGTGGGAATGCGTCGGCCTCGGGTGGAGCAATCAAAGGTGGCGGGGGCGGTGGAGCATCGGCATTTATTTGGCATGAGTTTACTGTAGTGCCGGCGGCAACCCAAACAATTATTGTTGGGGCCGGTGGCACGCCAACGGTAGCGGGCGGCGACTCTTTTTTTAATACTTTCAAGTTTCGCGGCGGGTCTCCTGGAATATCTGGCAACATAGCCGGCGGCGGCGGCGGTGGATCTACATTCTTAGGGACAACGGGTGGCAATGGTGGGACTGGTATATTTGCCGGCTCGATTGCTGGGACCAATGGACAAAGTAGTGTTTCATTTGACGGGGGACTTGCTGGAGCAACGGGTGGCGGCAATGGAGGCGGCGGCGGCGGTGGCGCAAGTTATTTTGGTCCTGGTGCCGCCGGTGGTGCTGGTTCAGGTGGAATCGCTTTCAATGGAGCAAATGCCGTAGCGCCAAATTGGGGTGCCGGTGGTGGTGGTGCTGGATTAAGCGGAGCCCCGGCAACAAAAACCGGCGGATTCGGTGCTCAAGGCTATTTAATCATCGTTTATTTTGGACAATAAATGACTTTAGACGCAAACGACCTAACAGTAATCGGGATTGTTTCAACAAATGGCATTATTTTGGTGAGTGCCTGGATCACCACCAAAATCCAAATCACCCGTCTTGAGGTGCTGGTTACGGGTTTAGAAAAAGATGTAAACGCTCTGGGCAATTTGTATAGAGAAATCAAATCCGGACGGAGTAAAAGTGACTCGCCTTGATTTACAGGCCCGTCTCGTTGATTTGGCTTCATCTTTTGTTGGCATTACTGAAGAGGGTCGAGACAATGATGGCGAGATGGTGCGGATGTTTCAAGCGACACTTGGCACCGTTGATCGCGAGCCCTGGTGTTTAGCTTTTGTGATGTATTGTGTAATGGAGCTAGACCGTCGCTTTAAATCCCAAACTATTCTTTATCCAACGGAAAGCTCTCAAATATTGTGGTTAAAAACTCCCCAAGTGGCTCGCGTTATGTTCCCCGAGCCTGGTGCCATTGCCATTTGGACCAACTACATAAATGGTAAACCAACCTCACGCGGGCATGTGGGCATTGTGAAGTCCATTGGGCCTGATGGGTTTATGGACACCGTTGAGGGCAACACAAAGATGCCAAACACTCGAGCGATGGATGGGGTTTTATTTAGACGCCGCCATGCCTTGCCGATGGCAACGGGTGACTTTAGATTGACTGGGTTTTTATTGCCCTTTCCGGGCTAACACACAAAAGGAGTTTTTATGGCGGCTTTTATAGTTTGGTTGATTGGTTTGAGTCCTGCGATGGCCCCCCTCATCGGCGTACTGGCTTTGATGGGTACACTTAGGACTATAAACAAAATATTGTTTACTTTCCTGATGGACATTTCGATGACCACCAAGACCAAGTATGACGATGACCTGATGGCTTCTTTATCTAAGAACAAAGTTTACACATCGGTTTGTTATTTACTCGATTTATTTG